GCTTGCGGCATCCGTCCGGTTGAGCGTTTTGTTAGGATCGCCCGACCACCGAGGGAACTGTATGAAACGCATTATTAGAGTATTTCCAAGACGCACCGCCGCAACGCCAGATGATGAGATGGTGAGGGTGAACACACCACCAGGGCTTTTTGATGAAGCCGACGAGGTGCATGTTTCGGTTGCGTTTACTTGGGATTTGCCGACCGCTGAGAAGTTGGCGCACCAATGGGGCGCGGTTGCTCCGGTGCAGATCGGTGGGCCAGCAACCGGCGACACTGGCGGGGACTTCGTGCCGGGAATGTACGTTAAAAAAGGCTACACGATACACCACCGGGGATGCCCGAATAAATGTTGGTTCTGTGTGGAGCGCAAAACGGAAATGCGACTGCTTGAGATACACGATGGATGGAACGACATTTCAAGCAATTTGCTGGCCTGCCCGAAAGAACATTTTTACAGGGTGATGGGAGCAATGAAGAGAGGCGCTAAGAAGTACGGCAAACGGGCAGAGTTTACAGGCGGGCTTGAGGCGGCGAGGTTGACCGATTGGCACATTGAAGCGTTGCGCGAGTTGCGCCCAAAACAGATGTTTTTTGCCTATGACACGCCTGACGATCTTGAGCCGTTGCAACGTGCCGGTGAAATGCTTCTCGACGCCGGTTGGACAACTGCAAGTCACACATTGAGAGCATACGTGCTGTGCGGATATCCGAAAGATACGTTTGCCGAGGCGAGCCACCGAATGCAGGAAGTGCAGCAGGCTGGTTTTATGCCTATGGCGATGCTGTACCGTGACAAGCAAGGCAAGCGGGAACGGCAATGGATGAAGTGGCAAAGGGAATGGGCGCGACCAGCAATTATTGCGAAGGCGTCCTAACGGATTGAGTTGAGCGGCGGCGATACGCCGGGAAGGGTACAAACGAAATGAGCTTTCAACATACATGCAAACTTTGTGGCGAAACATACACCAGATACACATGCAGCGCGGCGAACAATTTGGCTGCCGAGGATATTCCGTCCGCTCGAACGACTGGTTCTACGGCAAGCAGTTCGAGCGTGGAGGGATGGGAATGTATTAAATGCGGATTTCATAACGATTCAAACAAATGGTGTTGTGATGGGTGTGACGCCGCGTATTGTGACAAACTTGATAAGCAACTTGCGTCTGTAAGACGTGACGCAGAGCTGGGCGCAAGGGTACGTGAATATTTCAAGAGTGGTAACGGAATACCAGTTACGAGAGTTGTCTTAAACCGTTCGAGCGTGGAAGATTTGCTTTAATTTACGTGCCGTAGAACAGGGAATAGGCGGTAACCAGTATATCGGATATACCGGTTACCGCCATATTGGCGTAAATTGTCACATAGAAACGATCATGTGAGGATACTGTGGATAAAAACAAATTCACAAAGGCAGCCTGGGAGCCTCAAGAATCCTTGGACGGAGGCAGTACCCGCTCGATCATAGCACACGACGACCAAGGGGCTTGGCAGGTCGCATCGGTAAATATGTGCATGGGGAGCGAGAGTGAAGCAAATTACAATCTTATACTGGCAGTACCCATAATGTTCACGGCGATGGATGCCTTAATCAAGCGGCTTTACGAGCTTGGCGTTCCAGACACCCTGGATGAACTGGTGCAGGCTGAACAGGCCATGAGGGAAGCAAGCGAAGACTACCATCTTGCATAGAAAAACCCGCAATCGTTGATGCAGCAACAGCAGGCCCCTATTCTCAGGGGCCTTTTTTATTGGCGGTTTACCCAGCGAGCCGACCACCCCAAAGATTTTGACTCTCGTAACACCTGTGCCAGTGTAACCAATAACAATACACCACAAGGAGGGACTACGCTCGTGCCTGACTACGAATTTATCTGTCCTGAATGCGAACACACCATGAAGGTAAGCATGAGCCCCCGCGAAATCGGCGCCCTGTACGATGACGGAGGGCTCGACTGCCCCGAGTGTGGCGAAGAGATGGAGCAGGGAAGGGGGAAGCATGGGGGAAGATAGGACCGCCCTCACGGCGAAGCAGCGCCTTTTTTGCCTGGAATATCTCAAGGACTTAAACGGAACGCAGGCGGCAATCAGGGCCGGATATAGCGAGAGAGCGGCCGCGCCGCAGGGCGTAAGGTTGCTAAGAAATGCTAAGGTCAAAGAGGTCATCGAGAAGGGCATGAAGGCCAGGGCCAAGCGCGTGGAAATCACGGCTGACGCGGTTTTGCAGGAGTTAGGCAAGCTGGCCTTTGCGAACATGGCCGACTTTATCCATGTGCAGGACGATGGCAGCGCCTATGTGGATCTGTGCGACCTCACCCGGGACCAGTTGGCCGCCCTGCACGAAATCACCGTGGATGAGTACACCGAAGGGCGCGGCGAGGATGCCCGGCCCGTCAAGAGGGTGCGCGTGAAGCTGGCCGACAAGCGCGGCAGTCTGGAACTGCTTGGCAAGCACCTCAAGCTTTTTACGGACCGCGTGGAGGTAGACGACCTTCGGAACCTGTCTGACGAGGCGATCGACGCGAAGCTGGCCGAATACGCCGCCGCCCTCGCCAAGAAATAACATCATATATGGTATTGAGTGCCACAAAACACGGGTCTGATTGTGTGAAAAGCACGTAAGTCGGTGGGGAATATGTTGACCCAGGAGCAAAAGATCGAGTTTATGCGGCTGGCGGAAGAGAGGGAGAGGCGTACCCGCACACGGCGGCTGTACGACTATTTTCCGGACACGGGACCGTTGCGCCGCGAGCTTTATCCGAAGCACCTGGCCTTTTTTGAGGCGGGCGCCCATTTCCGCGAAAGGGCCATGGTTGCAGCTAACCGCGTCGGGAAGTCGGAAGGCGCGGGCGGCTATGAGATGGCCCTGCACCTGACCGGGCGCTATCCCGAGTGGTGGAAAGGGCGCCGCTTTGAAAAGGCGATCAGCGCCTGGGCTGGCGGCGACACCACCGAATCGACCCGCGATATTATCCAGGCCAAGCTGCTAGGGACGCCGGGAAGCGACAAGGACTTTGGGACCGGGCTGATACCGGGCGACGATATTGTCTCCACGACGCGACGGGCCCATGTTGCCAATGCGGTCGAAACCATTGTCGTGCGCCATGTGTCGGGGGGATTCTCGACGCTGACCCTTAAATCCTATGAGCAGGGCCGCAAGAAGTGGCAGGGCACGGAAAAGCATGTCGTCTGGTTCGATGAAGAGCCCCCTCTTGACATTTACGAGGAAGGCCTGACCCGCACCATGACCATTAAGGGGGAGCCGCGGGGCGGTATCGTCATGGCGACCTTTACCCCGCTGCAAGGCCTGTCGAACGTCGTGCTGTCTTTTATGCCGGGCGGCAAGATCCCCGGCGTCAACGAGATGCAGAAGTTCGTCGTCTTTGCCGATTGGGACGACGTGCCCCACCTATCCGCCCAAGCCAAGGCCGAACTGCTGGCCAGTTATCACCCTCACCAACGCGCTGCCCGTTCGCGGGGCGTCCCCTCCCTTGGCTCGGGTGCAATTTATCCGGTAGACGAGGACTTTATCAAGGTGCCCGACTTTCTGATCCCGCCTCACTGGCGCCGGGCCTATGCCCTGGACGTGGGGTGGCGCTGCACGGCGGCGGTCTGGGGCGCCATCGACCCCGAAACGGACATCACCTATATCTATGCCGTCTACAAGAGGGGCATGGCGGAGCCGCCTATACACGCCAGCGCCATCAAGGCCAAGGGTGCATGGATTCCCGGCGTAATCGACCCCGCATCCAGGGGAGGGTCACAACGCGACGGCGAGAAGCTCCTGAAACTGTACAGGGACGAAGAGCTAGACCTGATTACCGCAGACAATGCGGTGGAGGTCGGTATTCACGACACCTGGACGGCGCTATCGACGGGGCAACTCAAGGTGTTCCGCAGCCTGTCGCCATGGTTTGACGAGTTCCGCATCTATCGACGCAACGAGGCGGGCAAGATCGTCAAGGAAAATGACCACCTGATGGATACGACGCGCTATTTGTGGCGCTCAGGCCGAAAGGTCGCCATCACCAAACCGATACCGATAAGCCCGAACATGATTATTGGCGATGTTCACGGCGCCGGGCCGATGGCGTCATGAGGTGCCGCAACCTGGTCCCACATACCTGTAACGGCTGGGTTTTCCCGCCTAAGCCCTGCAACACTGAAACCTACGTCACCGGGGATGGCCCTGACGAGGTGCGACGCTGCCCCGCTTGCGGGGCAAATTTCACGATGGACTCCAAGGAGGAATGCTAATGTTCAAGAAAGCCCTGAGCCACCTCAAGTACCTGCGTTACCTGGCGAGGCACAAGTGGTATGTCCTCGTCGCTGGGCTCAAAATCAAGGCGCCGTTGTGGCGTCTGCTGGTCCACGACCTGAGCAAGTTCCGACCGGGGGAATTCAAGCCGTACCTCGATCGGTTTTACGGGACGGGGCGCAAGAGCTTGACGTTGACACGCAACCGCTTTGACGCGGCCTGGCTCGCACACCAGCACCGCAACCCTCACCATTGGCAATACTGGATACTCAGGGAGGACAACGGTGCGACGTTTGCCTTGCCGATGTCGCGGCCGCATGTCTTTGAGATGGTCGCCGATTGGGCCGGGGCTGGAAGGGCTATCCATGGCTCCTGGGAGATTCGCCCGTGGTATGAGGCCAACCGGGAGAAGATGGACCTGCATCCGGATACCCGGTTTTTAGTGGAAAAGCTGATCTACTTCTATTTCTGAGTCCGAATGCCGCCCTTTCACGCCCTCGTCTGCCGGCCTGCACCAAGGGAGCCCGAGGCGGCTGCACCACATATCGGGCTTTTCTCCTGGGGTAGACGTGCTTACTGGTGGCACACCCGAACAAGGCCGGCGCACCAGTAATTTTGATAATGGGAATGGCCGTGGTAAGACGGTTGAAACAGTAGGGAGGACGGTATGGCCGATGATCGCGGCGAAAAGCCGATAGAAATTTACGGGGAGGCGCAGACCGCCACGGCGGAATGGGATCGCTTTCAGCACTATCTGGATCTCGGACACGCGAACTTTGTCGAGGACAGCCGGCGAAATTACCGCTATTTCCGTGGCAACGGTGGGCAATGGACTGACGCCGACCGCAAATACATGGAGAGCGTCACCGGGCGTAAGTGCATCGAGGTCAATGGCATCCTGCCTGCCGTGCAAACCGCTGTCGGTGAGCAAATATCCACCCGCGCCGACATCGGATTTAAGCCGGCCAGAGGGCAGGCCAGCGTCGAAACGGCCAAAGTCCTCAACCAAATCACCATGCATATCCTGGCCAACAACAACTATTTCCGCGCCGAGAAGCAGGTTTTCCGCGACGGTCTGATTAAGCGCCGGGGCTGGATCGACGTGAGACTGTCCTTTGAGGGCAACACCAACGGGGAAATCACGATCAGGGAAATCAACCCCGAGATGGTCATACCCGACCCCTACGCCACGTCGCCAGACCCGCGCACCTGGCGGGACGTGACCTTGTATGCTTGGATGACCTTGGACGAAATCGAGGGGCGCTATGGCCGTGAAGCCCGCATCAAGGCCGAGAAGCACCACCAGGCCTTTTCCGACAACCCCTATTCGGAACTGTTCGCCAGCCACAACAAGATAGATGACCGCTATGGCTTCGCCACCGAGGGCGTCGGCTACGTGGAATTTGAGCGTCAGGAGGCCGGAGAGCGGCGCTTGCGCGTAATCGAGCGTCAGTTTCATCGCTACGATCTGGCGTGGCATTATGTCAATCCGCAGACCGGCGACCTGGAACTGGTGCCGGCCAATGAATCACCGGCACAGGCCAAGGCCTACGCCGACGCCAACGGTCTGCTGCTGCAAAAGCATAATGTCCAGCGCGTACGCTGGCGCGTATCGACCCGGTGCGCCGTTCTGCACGACGATTGGAGCCCCTATCGCACCTTCACCCTGATCCCCTTCTTCTATATCTTCGACTATGGCGACGCCATTAGCATGGTCGATAACGCCATAGGGCCCCAAGACCTGCTGAACAAGTCCCTGACCAATGACCTGCATATCCAAACCACGACCAGCAATAGTGGCTGGAAGGTGCCGAGGGTGGGCGATAAATCGACGCTGACCAACATGACCCCCCGCGAACTGGCTGAGAAGGGCATGAAGTCGGGCCTGGTGATCGAGTACGACAAGGACATCGGCGAGCCGTCAAAGATAAGCCCGAATCAAGTCCCCGTGGGGATGGAGCGACTAGCCGACCGGGGAGAGGCCTATATCAAGGTCACAACCGGCATTTCAGACGCCGAAATGGGCATGGATTCGCCGGAGGTTTCCGGTATCGCTATTGGGCGCAAGCAGCGGCAGGCCAAGCTACAACTGGCTGACCCCCTGGACAATCTGCAATACACCCGCACCCTGGTGGGGCGCAAAGTCGTGGAACTGCTGCAAGACTTTTACACGGCCGAACGCATCTTTAAGATCATCGACACCGATAAACGCACGGGCGAGAAGATCCCCCGCGACGTGGTCATCAATCAGGTAGACCCTGCTGGCCGCATCCTCAATGACATCACCGTGGGCGAGTACGAGGTCGTCGTCACCAGCAAGCCGCTGGCCGATACGTTCAGCGAAGGCGAGTTTGCCCAACTCTTCTCTTTGCGTACCGAGGCCGGAGTGGCAATCCCCGACGATGAGT